ATCCAACTCCACGATTAGTAATTGTTACAATTTTTAACTGACCACTGGTCGCAGCATTATTTCTAACTGCAGCATCTTGAGAATTGGAATACCAGTCATTTGGAACTGGCATAAAGTTTGTTGAATCAAACTTAACAATATCATTCGGTTTGATAGTATACAAATATTTCCATATATAACCATCATCACTATCTCCAGCAGATCTTGGTTCCAAATCAGTGAAAGTTGGTTGATCTAATGAAGGTCTTCCCGTAGGATTTTCTGGATCAGTTCCATTTTGTAAACATATGTATACTTTATAATCTTCATTTATAACATAATAATTTGCAGAATATAAATTTGTTGCTTTTGATGGTTGAGATATATTTGTTCTACTAATATCGTGCCGATACATATCATAAGTTGTGCCCGAAACCCAGACATTCTTTTTTACGACTTGTCGAACATCACTTGCAGAAATTTTCTTCAAAGCAATCATTGTATCCCAATAATCATTTTCCTGTTCAAAACTATCTTTTGGTGCAGGAGGATTAGTGTCCCAAGTAGATGAATAATCTGTAGCATTAGGCAGTCCAACAAAAGAATAATATGAATTTGATGTTGAAGTTGCTGTAGCTACAAAATTTTTCGCATTTAAAATTCTAAGTTGATCAGTTATAATTGCAGACATTTTGCAGTTTTTTATTTATTTATTAGTTATAATTTAAATACTTAAGTGGAGCATATCTTTTGACAATTGCAGATGTAGAAATACCAGATAAACCATTATTATAAAAATTAAATCCTTTTGCATCTATTCTATTCGGTACTGAAATTCTGCCCCAACTATATTCTCCAAAGAAATTGCTATATCCAATTCCAGTTAATCCATTATAATTTCTAACACTGACTGTTACTTTTGCAACATAAGTGAGTCCAACTCCAACCGCATTAGTTTGTGCAATTGAAACTGTTGATACCTCATATACATTATCTAAGAATGATGTTCCAACTCCAACTACAGAACCATCTCTTCGTAGAGATGTAACACCATTTCCAACATTTGAATTATAAACCACAAAATAATATCCAGTTTGAATTCCACTCACAGTAATTGCAGATCCAACTATTGAAGAATTACGTAAAAATGAATTTGAGGGGATTAAAAGATCAAAAATAATTCCCGTTGAAGCAACTCCTACAGAAGTAGTTGAAATTCCAGAAATAATTCCAAAATCTCCACTATAAGTAACTGAGTTTATTTCTTCCGTTGCAGAATTTGGATTTTGAATCAAAACCGCAGGGGGGTTTGATAATGTATATCCAGTGCCTGGTGAGACAATAGATATTGAGGTGACTATTCCAGAAGTAACAGAAGAATTTGCAGTTGCTCTTTGTGTTGTTCCCAACCCAACAGGATTTGCAATTGTAACAGTTGGTGCAAAAGTATATCCAATTCCACCATTAGTAATTGCAATAGAACTTATAGTTCCTGCAACAGAGACTATTGCTGTTGCAACTGCCCCTACAACAGAATCTTGGGATATTATTTCAATTTTATTTCTTAATGGTGAATTTTCCTTTACACTGTCGAAGAAAGTTTTAACACTTTCCACAAAAATTACAGTTGATCCAACACCAACAGTTTGAATAATATTTGAGGTTGGATAAATTAATGGTTCATATAATTCTCTGTCTTTTGCAACAACCTCACCGTTAATAAATCTGTCTTCAGTTTGCCTACACCATATAAGTGGACGGGTATAAGTCTCATCGATAGAAATTCCTGGACCGGGGTATACATTAGTGTTCAAACTATCGGAAGAATTGATTGTTAATACTGCTCTTTGATCTTCTTTGTAGATGATGTTATCATCATCTAATCTAACTTCATCTCCAACCTTTATAGTTTCTAAAATATCAACATCAACAACATCAATTGATGATGTTCCTTGGTAGAATAAAATTTTGGAGGTATCACCAGATTTTGGTGGTTCTGTAAAGGTTATAAAGCTTCCACCTTCAAACGAATAACCTTCTCCTGGAACTTGAAGTATATCATTAATAAAAACTAATAGAGATGCTTGAACGTCAATCAAAGATCCTGGTTTTGATAAAATAGTTTTTTGAACACCTTGAATTTTAATTGGGAATAAAACTCTCTGATCATCAAAAAGTGAATCCAAAGAATCAATAACTTGCAAATTGCCAACTGTCCATCCAGAAAAACTATCTGAATAAGTTCTATCAATTGTGACATTAAATTCTTTAAATGGAATTGATGTGTCTGTGGGAATTCCTACCGTTCCTCCAATACCAACAGTTAAAATTTCATTTTGACCATAACCATACCCAGAATTAATAATCTCAAAGTCAATTACACTCGATCCCTGTCCGACAACAATATTAACTCTTGCATTACTTCCTAATCCAGAAGTAGAAGATGAACTATAAATCAAAGGAACATTTGAATATGATAATGGATTATCAAAAATTACAACTGGAGGGTTAGTTGATGTATATCCAGATCCGGGATTAGTAATTGCAACACTGACAATTCGACCATTACTTATTGCTGCAGTTCCAATAAATTGAATATTTGGTGTTCCTGTGCTGGATGTGGCAATCCCAACATTAACAACTGTTTGTATTCCAGACCTATAACCAGATCCACTATTTCCAATACTGATTGAAGATATAGTTCCTAATCCAGAAACAATTGCGGTTCCACCTGCAGAAACTAAAGGTTGATATCCAAATCCCTCTGTAGATGCAACAGAAATAATAATACCCCCTCTTGGTATTGAGGCAGTATTTACATCATATGATGTCGATACTGCACTTCCAATAAATTCAATCGAAGAATTGCCAACATTTTCTTTAATGGTATAACTTCCTTCAATTGATAATGGTCCAAATCTTTGTGGTTGTTGAAAAATTTGATTAATTAAAAGAATTGAATTGTCAGTAGAAAATCCAGTTATACTTGATCCTCCAGAAGTTAAATTAAAAGAAGTAGTATACCCGGTGAATTTAGTAGAAATATCATCAAAAATATAATTTTTTGAATATGAATCGTTTGTTGTGTTTGGAACACCAGACCTCATAAAGGATCTTCCACTAAAAGTTGAATATGTAGATATTCCAAGATAATCTACATCATCAGGACTTGCAGAAGTCGTACCAATTGGCACTAATCCATATGGAGCAGTTGCAAAATTTATTACATTATCGATAATGTTGTAATTGCCATTAATTTTAGTTACCAAATCACCATTTGAATGTGTAGAAATTCCTGTTCCCATCCAAAATCTTCGTACCAAAAATACATTTTCACTACCAAACCCCACAGAATCTATTCTCATAATTTCATTATTAATTTTTATCAAGTCACTACCAAAAAATGAAGTTATTCCCGAAACACTAATAGTATTGTTTGATATTGAAACATTGGCAGCTAATGTGGTTGTTATTGATGTCGAAACTATTGGTGATTGTATGACATTATCAATACTTACAATTACTCTGGAATTTTGATTTTGACCAACTAAAGAATGACTTGTGCCAACACCAACAGAAGATAATAAGAGTGGTGTTGGTGTTATGCTAAGAGCATTTTCTGCAGTAGCAGATAATCTAATTGAAGTATTATCAACCTTAATTGGATAAACAGTAGTGGGAAGTTTATCTGTAGTTCCAATTCCAACAATAAAAGTGGTTACTATACCAATAGCTTGAGTAGTTCCTACACCGGGATATGAATATTCCAGTTCTTCTCCAGTTACAAAGTAATGATTTGGAATTTTTATTAAATTATTGGTAATGTCTACGATTGTAGATGCACTGCCAACAAAATTTCTTTCAAAAATTGGTAATTGATTGTGCGTAAGATTAAATGCCCTCCTTACATCGGATTCAGTTCCTTCATAAAAACCACGTCCAGAATTTATTTCTGCATTAGTAAATTCGATCAAATTATTATCATCATCTGAATCTGTTAATCTTAATGCATTTTGAAAAACTCTAACTTGAACATTAATATTTGCTATTGGTGTAAATGTCAATTGAGTTTTGTTAGAAGAAATTAATGCTCCAATAGAACCAAGATTTGTCCCTGTTTGTAAAATACCAAATTCTGTTAAAGATGGTGTAATTCCATCATCAACAATAACAACTTCTGAAATTTGATATTGGTTATTTGTGGTATCTTCGATACTTACAATATAATATGCACAAGAATATAGATTATCATATTCCGCAATCGTAGATGCGATTGGAGATGTACTTGATCCAATAGAAGTTGTTCTGGAATTTAAAATTGTATTGTTTAATGTAGTAGTTCCAACTCCAACTGAAGAAGTGTTTGCTATGGAAACTCTAAAAGTATTAACATTATGAGTGACAGCTAATCCCACATTTGGAGTAAAATCAATATTTACATTTGATCCAGACAAATAAGCACTGTATGTGCCCAATCCAGGTGATGAATAAGAACTCAAATTATTTGTTGTAAGTTGCCCATATTCCAACAATTCAACTTCAGACCCGTTATGAATGACTGTAAGTTCGTCATATTCAAAATATGAGTTATCAACCGCACCATATTGCACTAAAATTTTAGATGCCCTATATGTTGATGCGATGCCAACGATTGTTGTTGCAGAACTTGTTCCAGTTGGTATTGTCTGTGTACTACTTTGAATTTTAACTACATCACCTAAATTTAAAGTTCCAATTCCAGAAATTGTATCTCTGATATCATATGAAACTAAATTAATAACATAATCATTAACTTCATATTTTATTGGATAAAATAATAATTGTCCTTGAACTCCAAAAATATTAAAATCAAAAGATCCTAAATCAGATACTGTTTCAACTCTTCCATATTGATTCAAAAATCCAAAAGAATTGTTATGAATTAATGACACAAGTAAAATTTGTCTTTCTCCACTGTATCTTTCATCTATCACATAGGTTATGTATTTTTTAGATCTAAACGAATCTAGTTCAGATAAATCAACAGAACTAAATGGAGTTGGTCTTGGATTGCTGTTAAATTGATTACTAATATTATCAATCATTAAAACACGGTTTCCTATCGATTCAATATAATCTTGTATGATTTTTGAATTCAAAACAATTTCATTTGAATAATTTTTTGAATCAATGTTAAGTATTCTTTCTTTTGCTAAATCAAAATCATTTACGCAATTAGTATCAATTTCTCTGACGAGATCTGATACTCCAACAAAATCACCAAAATTTTGACTCGTTTTAATTCCTATGTTTTGTTCATCAATTGATTCTAAAATCAAATCACTAAACTTTTTAAATCCTGCAGTATGATTTTGAGAGCTAACAATATCATCCCATTTTTCAAAACTAACTTTAGATTTTACGGAATAAGAAAAATATTGATAATAATCGTTATCGTGCATTCTTTGCAAACTATTATTCAAAAATCCGGTTTGGGTGTTCCACCCTTCTCTGACTATTGAAAATGATCCAACATTATATTGAGTATTAAAGTTTATAATATCTCTTATAATTCCTTGACTACTTGAAGACTCGCCTACAATTATTTCATTTATAATAAACTTAGTCGATGATGAAACTTTTAAATATCCATTTTTAGAATCCCAAGAATTGGAAACTCCAAATGTTGATGGTGATTTTATGATTTCATTTTCAAAAAATTGGTTGCTAATAATCGAAATATCGAAAGATGGGAAATATTTTGAAGGTATAATAGTTCCTGCAGAATTAACTGGATCATAAACACCAGGAACATCATTTGCAGAAAGATAATTTGAAAGATTGTAAGTTATAGTTGGATTATTTCCTCCAATATTTGCATCTATTTGAGTTAGTGTAAAGAGTGAATATCTATAATTAGAGGAATTGTAACCAAGTCCAGTTGATCCAAGTCCTACACTAATATTTTCAATTAGTATTGAATCTCCAACTGAAAATGGAAAATCATTCGAAGAACTATAACTTACTGCGATTGAAACAGTAACATCTTTTGTAGAATTATTAAATGAAATTGAAGAAATTCCAACACCATTAGAATTATTGATAGGTATAATTGTTGGAATATTATTATTAAGACCTTTTGTGTTTTTTAAAATAGTGACTTCAGAATCTCCAAGTTCATATGTTATATCGATATCAGTAATTACATTTCCACTTAATCCATCTAAAAGAACTAAATCTGGGGCAAATATGTAATTTATTCCAATAGAAGTAATCCCAATTCTATTGATTGAAGAAAATGGTTTTACTTTTAAAATTTGTGGGAATTGAGCTTCGGGTCTTAATGTAATATCTGATGGATAATCAAATCCAATATCTTGAATCTCTACATTTAAAATATTTCCTATAGTATTACTTTGAGAATCTAATATTGATCCAGTTCCATAAGTTGAAACGACCGAAGATACTGGAGGAAGTTTTTTATAATTTCTTCCAGAAGAAACTATTTGGGTTTCAAAAATAGATCCATATGCGGATGTAGAATTAGTCGAATATCTAAATTTTCCATCTAAGTTAGTATATGTTGTTTCTACAGGTGCGTTTAAAACATCAAAAGTAAAAGTAGTGCTTCCAATTCCAGTCAAAGATTGATATCCTGATAATGAATTATCTGTAATTGTTATAGTGTTATTATCATTAACACTCTCTTTATCAATTATTATTTGTTTTTTTATTTCACTATTTTCACTTAAGTTTATTGGAGTCAAATTATAATATAAAACTTTTGGTAAATCATCTGTAACGTTTAATATTAATTTTGCATTTGCACCAATTCCAATTATTCCTTGTTTTAAAACTTCAAAATTATTAGTTGTTGAACTTGTGTAAAATGCATTCTTTAATTCGGAATCTGAATAAATGTTGAAATCAAAAGCTGAATATGAAATAGAGTTACTGATAAACGCAAGAGAGGAATGTGATAAATCAAATACAATAGTTTTATTTTTTTCTACTTTTATTAAAGGATTTATTTTTGAAATAGTGCCGGATGATGCACTAGAAATATCAACAACGACCGGATTCAATTTAGTAGAATTTAATTGAGTTGAGCAAAGATTAAAATTATTTTTGTCTCTTACATACACATAATAAATTTCATTATTGATCAACCCTCCAGATGGAGAAGAAGAAGTATGGATTACTTTTTCTCCAGTTTGGAAGTTATGATTTTCAATAGTTATTGTATTTGTAGATATATCAACATTTGTCGATATAAAAGATCTTGGATTTACAATTAATCTTCTATTAAAATCGTTATATTGTATTACAACTGTGGTTGTAATACCTGGTTTAGATTCTAATAAAATGGTATCATTTTTATTCAATCCGTGAGTAGTTGCTGTTGAAACAGTTATAACATTTTTACTCACATTTCCTTTGAGAATATTGGTTGGATTTGTTTTAAAACTATGGTTATTGCCTGTTCCAACTCCAATAAAATAGAGAGTATTGACGGAAACAGCACTATTAATACCAACAAAAGTTCCTGTGCTTCCCAATCCAACTTTAGATGTAGCAATTCCAATTAAATCATTTGAAATTTTTGCAGCATAAACTATTTGATTATTGATCAATTGATAAACACTTACACTATCTGTAGAAATTGATACTGGTCCACCACCATTAGTAGAGTAAATTAATTCGTCACCGGTGGATAAATTGTGATTTGGAAAATATGCAGATTTTGTTGGTATAAAAATTTGAGTTAACCCAACACCGGGATTTGAAAATACGATAGTAGATCCTATACCTACCCCACTTGTATTTCCCAATGCTAAAGTTTCTTTGGGGTCGAAATAAAATTCTTTCGTATAATTGTAATCGAAAGATCTATCAAAAATAGAAGAGTTAATAATAAACTTTCTTGAGTTCTCTAAAATAGCAGTTGATGCTGTATGAGAAGATCCTACAGTTCCATCATATTCTCTCAAAACTCTAATTCTTGAAGAAGACGGGTCAATATTTAAAACTTTTATTTTTTCATTTTCAATAGCTAGTATGTCATTTTCTCTAATAAATTGAGGAATCAAATTACCATAAACATTAAAATAAGTTACAATTCCAGTGATAGATGATGCTAAAACATTTTCTGAAAGTGAATAAACACTTGTAGAAACTCCTATTGTAAAAAATGATTGAAGTTTTGAACTTGTAGTCGTTAGTCCACTAATAGAAATTCTATCTCCATTATTGAGATTGTGTGGAAGCGTTGAATATCCAACAAATCTTGAATTCAAAGTATATGGAACAAACTCAACATTTAATATACTACTACTTGCAATACTTATTTGTTGTATTTGTTTTCCTAAAACACTAAAAACTTTTGCTTTGGCACCAAATCCATCAGTATTTGTATTGTCAAATAATATTGAATCATTTACTTGATAGTTAAATCCACCCGTTACGATTCCGATGGATTGAATAGATCCGTGAGCAACGTTTGTAATTTCAGTATTTTGTTTTTGAATTTTGTTTGGATCAATTACAAAATCGTATGATGAATTTTTTTGATTAAAATTATATGGAGTTGCATTTCTAATCAAATTTGTTTTTGATAAATCAATATCATCTTGATTTGAGTATCGATCAAAATTGTAATCTATTGGTTGAGAATTGAATGTGTTACCTACAAAATATGGAAATACTGGTTTTCTGTAATTCTTAAATGGTGGTAGAGTTTCAATTGTATCTGAATCTATTGTAGTAAAATAAGCGTATATTCCTTTTGGAAATTCTGGAGTAACACAAAATCTTCCATTGTGTTCATCAAGATCTCCAATATTTTGATAACTGTAGTCTTCAACAAAAAATCCAGGTGGGTATGAACTTTCTCCCGATTCCAAAATAGGATTTGGTCGATCTTGAGATGGTAATAAAGAATATCCGGGTTGGAGTAATTTTATAGATCCTCCCGTTATTTTTTCATATCCATATGGTCCATAAATTGGATTGCCATCATATGCCCAACCAATCACTGGAGAATGAGCATCCGATAAAAATTCTTTTCCGTTTTGTAACTGTAAATCTGGATATACGAATGTAGTGTTTCCGTTTATAATTTTTGTTGCAAAAAGTGATTGTCTTAATTTTTTGGGAGAATATAAATGAGAATATTGCAATCCAAAAGAAGAATTTGTTCCAATTGTAATAATTCCATCATCATCTACAATTTGTTGATTGTGGACCAATCTTTCAAATATATTTACGGTCCATTTTTTTGGTATAGATAAAAATTGTGCTCCAGATCCAGCAGAAATTACTGTAATTGTTGTATTATAATCTAAATATCCTTCTCCACCATTTACAACTTCAACACTTTCTATTGATCCATTAGATACTTTTGTAATTAAACTGGCACCAGATCCGGATTCATTTATTATAATATTTGGGACTGAATTGTATCCACTTCCAGAATTTAATACCAATACTGATGAAATTTTTCCATTCTGAACAATTGCTTGCAGTTGAGCTCCCGATCCACTATTTAAATTGAAAGATGGTTGTCTATTATAATTTAAAATTTCAGATGCTCCGTATCCAACACCACCATCTTCAATAAAGACAGATTTAATCTGACCCCTAAAAATAGGTTGTAGGGAGGCTTGAAAATTTTGTCCGGTAAAAGTAGAAACACCAATTACTCCGGAAATTTTTACTTCAATTGGTGGATAATTAAATGTTTGCCTACCAAGTCCAGTCGATAAAAGATTTACATATTCTTTATTTTTGAAGAAATAATCCTGAGATGTTGATCCTATTCCAATTTGAGATAATTTAAAATTATTTGCATCAACTTTTGTTACATAATAAGATCCAGAGGATAAACCAGAGATTGCTTGAGTTCCTGGGGTATATAAAATTATTTCACCTGTTTCGTACTTGTTATTTTGTATCGTAATTGTATTTGATGCGGTATTGATACCTGATGACGAAACTGTCGTTTTTCTATTTTTATATCCAAATCCACTATTACTAATTGTTATTGATCCTATTTTTTTCTTTTTATTAACAGACTCTATTGTATGATTACCTGTGCCATAAGAAGTCAAATTAATTGGATTTAACCTGGAGAGAGCATCTGAATATGTGACGTGAAACTTGACTGATAGAGAATCTTCAACAGAAACATAATATGAAGAATTCGTTGAAAGACCCCCAACAATTGTTTGCCCATTTGGATTGTATACTACAAGTTCACCATCTCTAAATTTATGATAGGTTGAAAATGCAACTTTATTATCAACTAAATTAACAAGATTTGCTACAACTTCTGCGTTAAATGTAACGGTATGATCTACAAAAATTAAATTTGGATTAACAATTGCACCAGTTCCATTTCCACCACTAATTGTAATTATAGGATCTTTTACATAATCAAATCCACCATCAAGTACATCAATTCTTTCAAGATTTCCCTCAACTTCACAATAACAAGAAACACCACTTCCAATCGAGTCAGATATTTCTAAAACTGGAGGATTAATCAAATCATATCCAGATCCCTCAGAGGTAACATCAATATTTTGAATTTCACCATAAAAAACAGAATCATCTGATTTATAATTTAAGATTTCAACACCGTTAACCAAAATTCCAATTAATCCTGGGGCAGTTTCAACTTTTTCTTCCTTTGTTACTGGAGTTGAGATTTTTCTTATTATTTTTTGCGGCTCTAACTTTTTATTGAAAAATTTAGTATACGATAAAATGTTATCGGTTACAGTTCCATTTACCGAAACATAGTTTTCCTTAAAAATATTTGAT